AATATTCCTGTTAAATCTTTCGGCTTCTGAATCTTACCAAGAAGCTCACCCAATACATAGTAACGTACAGCATCTATTCCGTGATTGTCATGGTCTTCCGGTTCGTTGATATAGTTCCCATCCTTATCCTTTGCCCAGACATAATTTCTGTACTCCCTTTGAAGGTTATAAGAACGCTTGGTTATGTAAATATCCATTCCCTGCATCTTGTCAATACCGGCATTGATAGAGCCTTGCCCTTTCTCTACCGGGTAAATCTTGATACCTCCGTTATGGATTTCCTGAATAAGTCGTGGGTCTGCACTGTCAGCTATCACCTTTAGATTCCACGGACGGAGAGTCTTAATTATATCCCCAGATAGTAAACCTGTACGGTAATCCATTTCGTCCAAATATAGTGCATTGTCTATGATTCCACATCGGATAGCTGCTGTAGGGTCGTTAGTATAACCAAAATCCAGCCCAATTCCGACCCTCTTACACCACATCGGGAACTCATCCACAATACCCCACTTCTTGAACACAGCACCTTCCGCCACGTCTGCCCAACGGCCGATAACCACATGAGCATACTTTTCAGGATTACTCACCTTCATATCTTCCACCTCTTTCAAGAACTCAGGAGAAAGGTTATCCAAGTTATCAAAATACGTAGTGTGGATATGGAGCACATTCGGATGGGTGGAAACCTGTACTTGTACTCCGTCAATCTCTACCAGTTTATGAGTGTTTTCGATGTATTTCTTGTAGATGAAGTGATTGGAATCGCAAGGATTCATAATGATGATAATCCGGTTCTGAATCCCTTTCTTACGGATGGAGAGCATTATCTTGTCGAACTCATCTTCGCTTGTCCACTCTTCCGCTTCATCGCAGACGAAAGTCGTAATGCCTTGAATGGATTTCAGTTTTGCTGTCTGGTTCCCGGAAGAAGTCTTGATACCCCGGAACATGATACGGCTCTTAGTCATCTTATTGACTATATCCGTCTTTGTGGTCTTGAAATATTTCGTGGTACCGTCCAAATCTATCTTCTCCATCATTTCGGGGATGATAGACATACCGGCAGAAACCATCGTGTAACGGGTGTAAAGAATCTGATGCACAATCTTCTCTACGGGAGTCATTTCAAAAGTCAACCGCTCAATAAAGGTAGAAGCATTGAAAGACTTTCCGCTACCACGCCCACCGGTGATAAGAATTATAAATTTTTCCTTATCCTCATATAATGGATGGTAAATTTCTTGAGGTACTATCATTTCAGCTTGTCTTTAATCCAGGAATCAATGTTGATGCCGTGCTCTATGTCTGTTGGAATATCAGCATTTGCAATCTTTTGGTTTTCATCAGCAGGAGATTCACCGATAAGTTCTAATAAATACCTTATAGCGTTCAAATCTGCATCACCCACAGCTTTCGCTATGAGTTTTTTTATCATGGCATCCTTTACAATGTATTTCCGACCTTTATCATCTGTAGTTTCAGCATTCAACGCAGCAATGGCAAACTCTCTTGCGGTTTTCACAAGTTCCTTTTTCTGTCTTCTCGATTCAGCCGAAAGTCTTGCGAGTTCCTGCGCTCTCTCTGTGCTAATGCGTTTGCCTTTCTGCGTTAAATTCTGTTCGTTCGCCATTATTCTACCCCAAATTCTATTCTATCCATAAATTCTTTTCCATCAATGTATCGTTCTTCAAATCCATAACCGAACATCTTCATGAAATTAGCCCTTTCTGTTGGGTTATTAAAAGACAGCACGACATAGCTTAACATTCCGTTATCCTTTTCAAAGCTATTTTGGTTGCTAATTCTGTCTTTTATCTTTTGCACTTCATTGTGACGTACAATTTGATTTTCTTTTGAATCCTCATAAAAATTATTGGAACGGTTAATGTCTTTATTCTCTTTACCTTCTTTAGTAGCTTCATCTATGGCTGATAATGAATCGTCCAATATATCTTCCTTTCTCCAAATATCATCGTTAATAGAAAAGTCCAAATCACCAATTCCAAGCATATTCAAATCGAAGTCATTCAGTCCGGCAAGGCTATAATCAATTCCATCAAGCATATCTTTTAACATATCTGAATCAAAATCGCCTTGTACGCTTCTGTTATTCATAAAGATATTCTGCTCTTTTTCAGTTTTTTCGTCCATGTGAACTACTTCAACACGAATCAAATAATCATTAGTTCTCGTGTCAGGATTGTATTTATTTACTTCATCTATCACTGAAATACGTTGATGACCAGAAACAAGGTTGCCAGTAACCTCATTCCATACGATACCACCAAGCAACCCTACACGCTTTAGGTTTGCTTTCAGGTTCTTTCTTGCTTCTTGTGTTATTTTGCGAGGATTGTAGTTAGCGAAGTTTATATCACTCCGCTGTATTTCTCTACTTTCCGGTTGAGTTATTTTGTTCTCTTTCATAATCGAATATTAATTTTTCGGAATATGGGAACTCTTTCAAAATGCGTTTATAATCATTGGGATATTTACTACGCATTAATAGCATCGTATTTAAATCAATAGTAAATCCTTGACTTATAGCGTTTGCATCATAGATAAAAGGTTGTATCAATCCACTTTGCCTAATATATTGAAGCACTTCTTTGTTTGTCCACAATGCAAGAGGATAAACCATGCCTTTATCTGTTACATAGCCGGTTTTAGCAAACTTCTTTAAGCGCATCCGTTTCATATAGCCATCTACGCCTTTCATTCCGCTGAATCCGTACATGACACCTGTCTCTTCTCTTACAAATTGTTCTATTTCACCAATCTTTCTCGGCTTTATAGAACTATCTGGTTCACGAAAAAAGCCCCAGAAATCGTAATAGTCACGCTGAAAATGTCTAATTTTGCGTACTTCTACATTTTTGTAATGATTTTCTGCCCATTTGATATAAGGCTGCACATGGTCTAAATTTGGTATGAGGTACATATAATAGCATATAACCTTATCAAATACACCTGCAAGCATATCCAATAAAGCTATACCGTCTTTACCACCGGCTGAATAAAACAACACAGCAGTGTCCGTTTTATCACGAACACTGCGTATTATCTGCATTGTAAGGGCATACTTGTTCATAGGCTAACCATTTGAACCATTTGCTCCACGAACCCCAAAGGCAACACGTAAGTCATACCGTCTTTGGTCTCTATTTCCTAACTGCGTTGTACCAGCTTCACCGCCACGTCTGGCAACCAATCTACCACCAGCCCCTGCACCGTTCATATTACGGCGCGGTCCCATTGTTCTGTTAATTCTTCTCCTTGTACTACCGACTCAGCTAATAAATTTTAAAATTAAACAATCAAACATTATCTGTACTAAGTATCTTACCCAAATGATACCATACTTGGCAAACAAGATATTCTTTGCCGTTTTCTTCAAATACTTGGTCGTTACCATCTTCATCTGTAAAAATGATAAATTCAGCACTCTTAACCTCCACCGTAAGACGTGGCGCATCTTTTCGTCTGCCATTTATAAGAACCAAAGCGTCATACTTTATTGGTACTACATCCACATCCTTATCATCATTTGGTATATCTTCTTGCCGTTTGTATCTTTTGCCATCGTGTTCAAAATATACATATCTTGTAACATTTGAGGGGTAAACATATCTATGTTCTATGTCTTGTTCACCTTTTAAGATAGATTGAAAACTATCTTTTTTAATCTGTAATGTTAATACATTCATAATCGTGTCATTTTTTTAATTAATACTCAATAGTTGCGGAAACAGGACTCGAACCTGTGACCACCGCCAAGTCAAAGCGGTAAGCTAACCAACTGCTCCATTCCGCGATAGTACCCCAAAGGTACTACCATAACCAAAGATAACGAAATATCTTCAATCGTTATACACGACAATCGGCTTATTGTCGTGAACTAAGCCACTTGTCCCGTCTTTCTCTACACGCCTCTAAGGTAGGTGCACAACAGGCGAACAATTCACCACTTTCAGTACGATAGTCGTACTGGTACATTCTCACTCTCTTACCTCTCAACCTGGTGTTATAGGTAGTGTAATTCTCTTTACCAGGTTGGCATACGCTGCAACCGTTTTCGTTTATTGAGTTCATAATCACTATATTTAATGTTTAGCATTCAATCTCTCTTCACTCGTATAAGCCACTACAAGCCCAGTTTTGTCGTGCTGTATGGTGATATACTTTTCGTTCTTGTCAATGGTAGTAAAGTCGTACATGGTACATAGCTTGCCCAACGCCTTGCCCAGTTGTTTCATTAATGGGGCTTCGGGGCTGATAACTAAAACTAAATCCGCTTTCATAATCGTATATATTAAGCATTAATACCTATTGCGTTTCTCATAAAGTTGCCAGCCTGTTCTACAGACATATTCAGCTTCTTTTGAATCAGAAGAAGCATACAGCTTACTTGTTCTTTTGTGTTCAAATTGCCTTGTACAAACTCTGACATGATGAATTTCTCTATTGTTCTTTGTTTAATTACTGATGTTGCCATAATCGTATATCTTTTAATTGTTATTACTTCGTTTCTGATGACGCAAAGATAAAGTAATATTTTATCACCTACAAATAAAAGAATAAATATTACTTTATCTTTAACACAGATTAATAAACTAATATTTTATCATCAAACATTGAAGATTAAAATATTACTATATTTGCAGCATTAATTAGTTAAAGCTATATTTTATGCAGGTAAGAATCAAAGAAATAATGGTAGAAAAAGGTGTTTCGTCAGTTAGTTTAGCTGATACAATAGGTGTTTCAAAGGTTACGGTAAGTAATCTCATTAATAACAAAACGATGCCTTCGGTAGAAACTCTTGAAAAAATAGCATCCGCCTTAGATGTTCCTATGTGGCAACTCTTCGCCTCGCCAGTAGAAGTAACCGATAAAAGTGAACTCACCGCCCTTATCCAGTATAAAGAAAACTTCTACAAAGCCGATACGATAGAGGAATTAGAAAATATTGTAGCAAAGATTAAAGTTAAATAATATGGGAGTTTCTTGTTTCCATTTTCTAATGAAGTATAAAAGCGGCTATTTTAATTTCAAAACAGATGATATTCTGCGAAAAGTATCTAGTGATGTTCCACGCGACAAGCAAGGAGTATACATCATTTACAAAGAGTGCATTTCTTTTGAAAATATCATTTATATAGGCAAAGCTGGGACAATCTCACAATTGGGAATATATGGAAAACAAGCGTTATATGGAAGAATCAACAATCAACAAGACGATGTGAAACGCCAGACCTTCTTTTCTGATTCTATGAAGGCAAATGGAATACATCAGATTATAATCCAATGGTTTGTCACTGTTGATGATAAACACTCCGATATTCCACACTGTATCGAAGCGCGACTAATTCAGAAATACTACAAAAAAACAAAAGAACTTCCACTATGGAATAGAAATTATTGAAAGCCGGAGCACTAAACTCCGGCTCATTAATTGATAACCTCATTAAAAGCAATAAAGGCGCACCAAAACGATGCGCCTTCTGTTGTCAATTAGTTCTTGATTTTATATCAGAGCCTCACGGCTAGAATATCAGAATCTGACAGCTT